AAATCAAGTTCTTTGGTTTTAATACTGTCCTGGGAGGTTCCAGGATTAGGTGTCTCTCCCGTTATTGACATCCATAATACTCCATGATATCCTAGGATAAAATAAAAGAATCTAAAAAATATTTGGGTAATGCATGGGTAAAACTGGGCGATAGGTTGCGGAGCTATTGCGGCGCAATGGAAACGGAAAATATTTGGCAGACTGTAAATCTGTTGCGATTCGCTTCGGTGGTTCGAATCCACCCTCCTCCACCAATAAAACGTCCTGCCAGTAGGTGGGGCGTTTTATTTTTCTAAATCCCTTGCATCCCAATAGATGCGGGGGATTTTTCTATGCGCTGGCAGAGCGCCTGGAATGGCTATACAGCCAATTTCCTATTTTTTCTAATTATCCAAACTGACCCAAATAAATCAATTAAAAACTTAAATATTTGGGTCAGAATTTGGGTAGAAAAAAGAGGCCCTCCGGTACGGTGTCGGGGGCCTCCAAAGGCTTGATGCATCCTAATAGAAAGAGAGAAAGGATGAAACATCTTGCCTATTTCTTACTTTATCTTTAGAAGAAAAAAATACGCCCCAGAGGTCGGCACGTACTATAGCTACGATATCGTAGCTTATGGCCTGCTCCATCAAGGCCCCGTGCAGATCCTCCAGGACGTATCGACCGATGCGGAACTGGTCTTTCGCATGGTCATGGCATTCAACAGGTATAGCCTCTCACCGCTGCACCTAAAAGATGCCGTTCTGGATATGCTAGAGTAAGTCCTTGCCGGGTAGGAGGCACCAACTCCTACCCGGTTTTCTTATTATATCATACTTCCATAAGTATAAAAACGGTTACTTATAACAAAAATATACTTATGGAATTATACAATACTTCCGGTAGTATAAGTATAATGACCATACCATGAAAAGGGGTGAGGTCATTGGCATACTCAGAGGCACAGAAGGAAGCGACCTCTCGCTATAACAAAAAGGCGTATGACAGAATTGACCTCATTGTACCGAAGGGAAAGCGACGGATAATTGCAGAATATGCAAAGTCTCAAGGGAAAAGTACAAATAGATTTATAAACGAGGCGATAGACAAAGCAATGGAGGAAGCTGGCACTTAGTATGCCAACTTGACTACATTATTCTTTCGGGCCTCCAAGTCCACATGAGTGTAGATTTGGGTAGTGGATAATTTGGCGTGACCCAACTGGTCCTGCACTGAGCGAATACTAGCTCCACCCTCCAACAAGGCTGTGGCGTAAGTGTGTCGGGCTTTGTGCGGAGAAAGCTGTTGCACCTGCTGATCCTTTGGTAGAGTGGCGTTAAGATCCCGAAGGACGGCGGCATAACGATGGGCGAATACAGGTGGCCGCAAGAATCCGCCGTCAGGCCCTGGGAGGACATAAAGGCCGTTTTTGGGGATTGACTTAACCACATCGGTACCTGCGTCATTTAGGGCCACCACGCGTTCTCTCCGGCTCTTGGTAGTATCGACCAAGGCGTACTTTCGGCGACGCTTCACTTGGCCTGTCTTATCTGGCTGCATGAGAGCGTCTGGGTCGTCGTTCTCGACCTCGGCTACTACCCGGCGAATGGTGAGGGTGCCAGCTTGGAGATCAACATCGGACCACATGAGGCCGCACAGCTCCTCGGTGCGCAGTCCGGTATACAGGGCCAATTCCACATAAGCCCCCCATTTGTGAGAGGGAGCGTAAGTGAGGATGGCACGTACTTCCTCTAGGGTATGTACCTTTGGGGGGTTCGCTGGGTCCCGGGTGAGGGATATATCTTCTGCTGGATTGGCCTTACACAGACGGTTTTTTCGTGCGGACTTGAAGATACCGTTGAGGCAGACCTTGATCTCATTTCGAGCTGAGTGGGATAAACTTGCAGCCTTTGCAAAGATCTGTTCGATGTGTACAGGCCGCACGGAATCCAGTTTCATACGCCCGATCTCTGGTAAAATAAATTTTTCGATATAATACTCATAGTTTTCGTATGTTTTGGGGGCGACACGCCCCTTTTTACTGGCTTCAAGCCAAGTGCGGGTCCATTTTTCTACAGTCTTGACGCTCTCGACCGCTTCGCCGCCACTCTCTCTCAGCCAGTCCCTGTATTTCTTTTTGGCACCACGGCCATCTTTATCTTTGGAGTAAAAGGAGAGGGGGGTGGTGCGGCCTTCAACTTTGACGCGAAACTCCCAACGACCGTCTTTTCTTTGGCGCAGAGAGCCCTCTCCGTTCGGATTTTTTTCTTTCATGGGGTATCCTCCTTCTATTGCAATTTTGCGCCTGCTCAGGTACAATAAAAGGGCGCAAAGGTGCCTTGGTTTTGCGGCTGGGGTATTTTGCTTGGTACAGGATGTTGGTAGCACTCTGTACCGTATTCGCCTCCGGTGTTGGTAGCACCGGGGGCGGTTTTTTATTGCATTGCTTTAGATTAAGTGATATTATTTTCTCAAAAGCACTATATTTGATTCGGAGTGACAACAAATGACTGGGAAAGACTTCCTTACACACAACCAGCAAATGCGACGTCTCCGTGACGATAAGAAAATATCGTGTTCCGGATCAGCCGATAAAGAGATATTGTGCCGATTAGGTTATTTCAACCTAATCAACGGATACAAAACCCCGTTTGTGGCTGGAATTGACTGTTATGGCAATCATATTTACTACAAAGGAACAGATATCAAAGAAATCTACGCGCTTAAATGCTTTGATGATGAGCTGCGTTCTCTTCTGCTGAAAAAAATAACACAAGTTGAAGAGGAAGTTCGAACGCTAATGGCTTACAAATTCGACGAAGTAAACGACAACGGGAAAACCACGTGGTATCAGATAGAAGCTTATGATCCCAAATATGGTGGAGCGCCAATTATGAAAGTAATCTCTAGCGCATATCATGATGTCGAGCGGAGTACACAAGAGTACGTAAGATACTACTTGGAACACCACAAATTCATCCCGACATGGATCATGGTAAAAGTAATAACATTTTCTAATTTCATAAATTTACTTAGTTGCTCTAAAGATAGCGTCAAGAAAGCTATATGTAAAGTGTATGGCATTTTTGATGCAAGTGGAAAATGTGATTTCGATCTGCTAATCGGTAGTCTTCATTGGCTACGAATTGTTCGGAACTCTTGCGCACATAACGAAAGGATATACACGATGTCACACCCAAAAGGCCGAATCAAGACGGCCTATATGGATGAACTGGCACCAAGCTACTCAACGGGTAGAGACAAACGGATTGTTGATTTGCTAGTATATCTTAAGTATTATTGCCCTCACGATGAATATGTACCGTTTATAAGTGAAGTTGAAAAGTTATTGCTAAAACTGCAAGGGACAATCAGACGAGGAGCATTTGATAAAGTGAGATCAGAATTAGGCATTAAAGATTTATTACATTTGCAGGAATTGTGTCAAACCCAAAAACGAATAAATTACAATATGCTGAGTAGAATGTAATTGACAGTGGCACTTTGCAAGGTGTATAATACTGTCGTTGAGAAGCCCAGTGAATGCTGGGCGAGAAGCCATCCCTTACATTCGTGTTTGGGGTGGTTTCTCATTTTTAAACAGTCTTGCATTGACCCGCAAGGAAACCCAATCAAAGGAACAGAAAAATACACAGTCATAAAAGTGCATGGAGAAATTCTACACGATATAGAAAACACCAAAGGCCCGTGGACGTAGCTCTGCGGGCTTTTGTTTTACCGTTCCCCAGCGCGGCAGGTTACTAAAAATACAATTCTGCTGCTAGATTCCCGTGCGTGTACCAACAAACAGCTTTGCGCATGAAGTCCTCAGTCACACCAAAATATTCAGCCAAATCCCACAGATCTGTGTGGCCGTCAGCAGCGGTAGGTTACTCCGCAAAACTTATTTCGCAACCGCTGCAATATCCGTGGTGGTGTCCATTCGATTTTACCATATAGACATGCGCCTCTCCACCGCAGTTCGGGCAGGTGAATGTATAATCTTTCCCCGCCTCTTCGCAGGCCGAAATAGCTGCTTCCAAGAAAGGAATTGCTTTTTTAATAAAATCATCCGAAGAAATGTTCATCGCTGTACCCCTTCCAATTTGGAGCTTATAAAAATTACAGAGTATGCCTTACTTCCAATGCAATACCAATAATTTCTGCATCTCCGTTTTCAAAATCGCTGACTGGGACGATGCGCGGCTCAAAATCCGGGTTTTCCGGAAGAAGGAGTACACTGTTTCCCTGTCTTTTATATCGTTTCAGGGTGGCCTCGTCTCCGTTGACTCGAGCGGCGACAACCTGCCCATCATCTGCACATTTTTGTCGCCTAATAAGGACTAAATCCCCAGTATGGATACCGGCATTTTTCATGCTCTCCCCATTAACACGGAGAAAGAAATAATTCTCTTCGTCGGAGTACGGTATATCTGCGTATCCTTCAATATCCTCGAAGGCAAGCACCGGATATCCGGCTGGGATGGAGCCAATAATGGGGGCCTTGTGGGAGGAGTTGTATAGGATAGCGTTAGAGGGGAGTTCGGTTTTATCTTCGATTAAATCAGACTTCAAAACGCCGAAATAATCTGCCAGCATTTCTATTTTGTCTATTCTTGGATACTTGTTCCCATTATACCAGTCAGTAAATGTTGTGTATTTAAAACCGAGGTCTTTACATACCTGTTTTCTGTCTTTCCCTCTTGCTTCCATTAAAGCCCTAAGGTTGCGGGAAAACACAATCTTATTCCCAATACTGCTCAAAGCACGCACCTCCTTTTTTACGGCAATTGTATTGTACGCTATTGCCGTAAAAAAATCAAGAAAATTTTTAAAAAATTACGATAAAAGCGTTGACATTACGCTTTAAGCGTGCTATGATAAAGTCACCAGAGAGATGGGGGGTGATTAAATTGAGAATCACGCTAAAAGCCGCTCGCACCAATGCCCGATTGACCCAGCAAGAGGCGGCGGACAAAATCGGCGTAACCGTTGATACTATTGGGAACTGGGAGAGGGCAAAAAGTTTTCCCAATGCATTGCAGATTCGCCGCATTGAGGAGATTTACGGAGTACCCTACGATGGGCTTATTTTTTCGCCCAAAAATACGCTTTAAGCGTTCTTGCTGCATGTTCCTCGCGCACACAAGCAAGGGAAAGGAGAAATTACAAGCCTAATGTTAGCCGCACTACCTGTTTCTGCCTGAGTACAATATTGACTATCTGTTATCTGACGAACAAGTTAGCACAGTACAAGTTCAATAAACAGGACTGACAGAAAATCCTGAAACATGATTTGTCCGTTTCTTCGGCTACGAAAATAGCCCCGAAACGAACGCAAGGATGTGATCGAAATTCTGCACAAGCAAAGAGAGGGCAAACCCGATAAAAGCCCCGAGGACCGTATTGCCAAGTTGGAAAGACTTATCTTTCTTCTCTTTGGACTGCTGCTTGGACATATCCTGGCTGGCTTTCTCAAATTCCTCTAAAGCATCCTCGCCCGCTGCTGTAGTTGTCAAAAACGGCAAATCTTTTGTGACGGTGTATCCCTCTCCGTGCTCCGTTTTCTGGCGGTACACGATACGGATATACCCGCCATCAAGAAGTATCTGCTCACGTTCGTTGAGTTTACGGTCGTATGGGACAAGCGTGTTCCGGAATTTCAGAAGTTCATTGTAGTTCTTATCTGATAGCATAGCGAACCCCTCCATGATTAACATTCTAACGTATGGTGGGGTGACGTACAAGGGGGAGTGTGGCAGTTTTCAAGGGGAAGCGGAATGCTCCAAAGGTAGTCCAGGCCATCCGCGAAATTCTGGATTTACCGATGCACTCCAATTATGAAGGGAACGATGTCCAATAAACCGGACAATAAAGCCCGCACCTGATGGGGCGGGGCCGGGAAGGAGGTGTTTTCGTGGCAAAGAAAGACAATATTGCTTTTCCAAACCTTAGAGCGGAGATGGGGCGGAAAAATCTTGGAATCGGGGATATTGCGGCGACATGCGGATTTAATAGAGATACGCTATCTAGGAAACTTTCTGCCAAGTCTCCGCTTAGCCTAGTTGAAGCGTTCAATATCCAGCACTCTCTGTTCCCTGATTTGGATGTCAAATACCTGTTCTTTCGTCCAGATCAAAGTTACATAGAAGAGTGAAAGGAGGTGGTTCCTGTGCCAGAGGTAAAGTTGACGGCCAAAGTCGACATGACAGAGGTTGATGAAGCCATCAAAAAAGCGAACCGACTTGTTGAGCTTTTACAGGAAGCATCAACGATTGCCGATTCGCTTTCTGGGAAGTTTGGATTATGCGTCGAACTTCCCCAAACTTATACCAATAATTTGGTCATAAAAAACGACCATACTCCCAATGTTGAATGTGGTGCCGGACGAGCTTTTAATGACGACATCAACCAATGCTAGATACCCGTCATTCCCATTTACGGGAGCGTCACCGTAATTGCTTTTCGCTGTTGCTAACAGGGCGGCGGTAACAGAAGCGGCCTCTTCCACTGTTGCTTTCCCACTTATCTGGTCTAACTCCTCTGGCGTAGGAACGCTAGTGGTGGAGAGTCTTCCACTGATAAGGCCGAAAGGAGTTGCTAAGAGCAAATTACTCCCTATTGGACTGGATACATCAGCAAATGTGCGGATCACGGTTTTCTTCAATGTCATGTTATCCATCGCCATACCTGCTTTCCATAAAAGTAAGGGCAAGAGCCAGTTGTCCTTTTACGACAATTTTAACTGATTGAGCTACAAAAGTCAATATATTGCGCTCAAAAAATAGTATGGCACAATATATAGGAAGAAAAATTCCGAAAATGGGAAAGCAAAGAGCAATCCCAGCGTACCACAAGCGAAGTCCGATAAACCGGACTGATAGAAAGGGGTGAGGACAGTGGGAACATCTATGGGTTTTTCCCCGGCGGGGTTCAATCAGATTGTAGTATTTTCTGATGAAAACGACTTTAAAGACATTGTGGCCGCCAATCCAGCGATGACGGCAATCATCGAGGATAGCGACCACAATATCTACATCGCAGGGGTTAAAGCGGGGGCCAGTTGACTGCGGGGTATAACGGAGGCCCATCCTTTTCCCATTCAAAGATGATAGACTCCGGGAAACCTTCTCCAGGAGGTGCACCGAGGTCTTTCCATCCGGCCTGCGTGTAGGCAAAGTTTACGGCTTCATATTCAAGAATATCGTGCGAGGTTAACTTGTACTCATAGCGAAAACCTTTGCAAGACATAATTTCACCCCCTTCCGCGCCCAGTATACCACGGCAAGGAGGGGAGGACAACAAAAAGCGCCCCGGCCAGTGTCGTAACACCGACTGAGGCAGAAAGGAGGACGTTATGGAGAATTTGGAACCGCGATTTACGACCGAAGAGGTCGCAAATCGCTACGGAGTAAAGATCACAACAGTTCAACGGTGGGTGCGGGAGGGGCGTTTGACCGCTCTAAACTTAGGCGGAAATCGGTATGGGCCTTATGTATATCGTCCCTCAGACCTAGAGGAATTTGAACGGAAGACAGTCAGGGAGGCGGTATCTATATGAAAAACCGTACCCGAAACGAGCGCCGCCGTGCCCGCCGGGAAGCTGTGAGCGCGGTAGTGTTTACCGCCTGCATTATCCTCTGCTGTGGCTTGCCTAACTGGCTGGAGGTGTGGCTGTGCGCTATCTGATTACCAGCGTCTTGTCTCTTGGCCTGCTGCTGGCTCTGGTGCTGCTGGTGGAGGGCATCAGCGCCCAGGAACAACCGTCCATTGAGACCCCGGCGGCAACCACCACCCAAGCCCCTACGCCCACCGGCCCGCTCACCATCCAGATCACCGGCCTGGAGGGCGCGGAGAGCATCGACGATGTGTGGGCGGTCATCGAAATACCTGGATGGAACGAAAATGAATGAAACCCTAGATTTTATCGAAATTGGCACTGACGAAGAGATAATCCAGAAGACGGGCACAGAGCAATACGTGAAGCTGGCAAGCCCGAACACCGCCCTATATGTGAGTTCCGCCGCCGCAAAGTGTATCCCCAACATATTGCCTCGAGTCCTGATCGGCAAGGCCGGAAAGTATCTGCTATTCCATTTCACCGACAGCAAAAAAGGCTTTGCTGTGTCGAGATATTCCGGCGGGTTTTCGATCCCGATGGCCGGCGTCGTCAGCAAACTCGGGATAAGGCCGGAGCAGGTAAATGGCAAGCGCCCAAAGCTCATCAAAGATGGCTTTGCAGTCGAGCTATATTAAAAAGCGCCGCTCCCCGGTGTGCGAGACCGGAGGGCGGCAAGAGAAAGAACATCTGCCCTTATTATCAGGGAAAGGAGCTGATTTGTCAATGGGGATTACACAGGAAACGCGCCGCGAGGCGTATCAGGATATCCAGATGGCGGCCAGCAACCGCCGCAGACTGATCTACACCACCCTGCGGAAGCGGGGGCCAATGACGGCGGAGGAGCTGGCGGACACCCTCGGATTTTCGGATAAGAACTCTGTCCGGCCCCGCCTCACGGAGCTGAAGGCCCTGCGGCTGGTCGGCGTCATTGATAAGCGCAAGGCCAGAAGCGGAAAGAAAACCGCGGTCTGGGCCGCGCTGGAGGAGGGGAAGAAGGCATGATTTGCACAAACCCGTTATGTGACACGCAGGAGAAGGCTCCAACAGGCTATTGCGCCCGCTGTGGGGCTGACCTGTACTCTTATGATACTGGCTCTATCTGCACTAAGTGCCAGGAGGAAATCAAGGCCCCGGAAACGGTTGTGGAGTATGCGGAGGCATGGCCCAGGAAGTGGTTCAAGTTCATGTGGGATATCATCAATGAGGACTACATGAAGCCGGTGCTCCAGCAGTTTAAGGAATACTGCGAGGGCGGCGACGCGGATGGCCCCGACTTTGAAAGCTGGGCGGAAAGCTGATGGCAACACTGCTGTTTTTTGACCAGGGACACAAGTATACCCTGGACGGGGAGGAGCTGCCCAGCGTCACCACGATTACTCGATTTCTTTCCTACGATTACAAGTCCGCTTCCCCCTGGCTGGCGCAGGCGGGCGCCCGCCGCGGCTCCGATGTTCACACCGCCTGCGCCATGCTGGATTATGGAGAGGAGCCAGAGACGGATCCGGAGATTTCCGGGTATCTCAAGGCATATCTCCGATTCCTTATGGATTATCAGCCGAACTGGGAGGGAATTGAGACGCCCCTGTATGACCCAGGCATGCTCTTCGCAGGGACGCCAGATCGCTGGGGGCACATCAACGGCCGCCGCGTCCTGGTGGATATCAAGACCGGCGTCGTTCACCGCCACGCTGTATCCGCGCAGTTGGCCGGATATGAGCTTCTTATCGGCGGATTTGCCCCGGAAGAGACCTACGCCTTGAGACTGGACAAGTCTGGGGTGTACGAACTCATCCCTATCCGGGCGGACGCAGACCTGTTCCTGTGGTGCTTCAACATCCACCGCGCACTGAAGAGGAGGATATGATGAACGAACTTACGTTATATTCCTACGATGCCGTCCCTATGGCGGTCGAGCGAAAGCCCCGCACAGGGGATTATACCATCTCCGTCTTTGGCGGCCCCCCGTCCACACTCCGCCGAGGCGTGGATTTTGGCATGATCCGCCGGAAGGATGGCAGCGCACAGACCAAGCACCCAACTCTATTCAAGTCTGGCGCTGAAAAGGTGGCTGTGGCATACGGCCTGTGCCAAAGGTACCACCTGGAGAGCAAGGTTGAGGATCACAGCGAAGGCTTCTTCTTTTACTGCGTCCGATGCGATCTGGTAAAGATCGTAGACGGCCAGGAGTACACGATTACCTCCAGCTACGGCTCCGCCAATACAAGAGAGGGAAGGAATGGCCGCCAGTCCCCTTACGACGGAGCCAACAGCGCCCTTAAGATGGCTCAGAAGCGCGCTCTGGTGTCCGCAGCCCTGTCTCTTGGATGCATGTCGGACAGCTTCACACAGGACATTGAGAGTGACACGGAGGAGGCCGGCGTCTACTTCAACAGCCAGAACCCGGATGCGCCCATTACGGCGGCCCAGGTGAAGTTCTTTTACGCCGCCGCCGGCCGACATGGCCTGACCAAAGCTGATGCCAAGGCTCTCCTGAGGCGGCACGGCTGCGCCAGCGCAAAGGACATCCGAGGCAAGGATTTTGACGCAATCCTTGCCGACTTGGATGGAGGCGGTAACGGTGAGGTGGAGGGAAACAATGCTTAATAGAATCATTCTCATGGGCCGCCTGACCCGCGATCCCGAGCTGCGCCACACCCAGGCGGGAACCTCTGTGGCTTCCTTCTCCCTGGCGGTGGATCGGGACTTCAAGGACAAGTCCACCGGAGAGAAGGGCACCGATTTCATCGACATTGTAGCTTGGCGCAGCTCCGCCGAATTTGTCTCCCGCTTCTTCACCAAGGGCCGCATGGCCGTGGTGGAGGGCCGCTTGCAGCTCCGGGACTGGACGGATAAGGACGGCAACAAGCGCCGCACCGCCGAAGTACTGGCCGAGCATGTCTACTTCGGAGACTCCAGGCGGGACACGGAGGCCGGCGCAGCGGATACACCGCCCCCGGCGGAGCCGGGTTCCGGTGGGGCGGAGTTTGCGGAGCTGACGGACGACGACGGGGAGCTGCCATTTTAACCGACAACGCTTTCGGGTGTATCGGACAGAAGAGCCAGGGCGAACAGGGATAGACGGCGGGGAACACCCCGTGCTGTATCCTGACGAC